GAGCAGCCCGTCCTCGGCCGCCCCGGTAACCCGTAAATGAAGCTTGGCAGCATCGCGCGCGGCCGCGATCGCCGCCGCCGGAAAGGGCGGAGCAAGCATCCGAATCTCCTCTCAGAAAGACTCCCCTCCCTGCTCTCAGGGAGGGGAGAGGGGGTCACGAAGCCGCGAATTTGAGCAGCTTGATCGCCTCGGAGTTGCTCACCATCCCGCCGACCCTTTTCGTCGCGTAGAAATGCACGAAGGGCTTGTTGCTATAGGGGTCGCGCAGCACCTGCGTCTCGCCGCGCTCGGCGATCAGATAGCCCGCCTTGAAGTTGCCGAACGCGATCGACAGGCTGTTCGCCGCGATGTCGGGCATGTCCTCGGCCTCGACCACCGGATAGCCGAGCAAGGTCGCCGGCTGACCGGCGGCGATCGGCGGCTGCCAGAGGAACGCGCCGTCGACCGTCTTGAACTTGCGGATCCGCGCCAGCGTCGCCGAGTTCATCACCCAGCTCGCGCCCTGCCGATACGGCGCGCGCAGGCTCTGCACCAGATCGATCAGCTTCTCCTCGGGATTGGCGGCAAACGCGCCCGCCGCGCCGCTCGCCAGATATTGCAGCGTCCCGAACGCGCGGGCCGCATCGCCGGTAGTCGCGGTCGGCGCGGCGAGGAAGCCCCGCGGCTTGTTGGTGCCGTTCCCGTTGACGAAGGCCGATCCCTCCGCCGCCGCGAACTCGCGCGCGATCTCCACGGCGAGCCACGCCTCGACGTCGAACATCGCGTCGTCGAGCATCGCCTGGCTCGCCGCCGGATTGGCGTAGAGGTCGCCGCTCGGCGGCGCGACTTCGTTGAAGGTCGGTGTCGCCGTCTCGGGCCGCGTCGCGGTTTCGGCAGCCCAGCCCGAGGCGATCCCGCCGCTCGCCACCAGCTTGCGATAGCCGCTCGAACCCACCTTCACGACATTGGCGATGCCGCGGATCGGCGAGACCGATTTGAGCGTCGCATCGATCCGGCCGTCGATTTCCTCGGGCACCGCATAGCCGCCCGCGGCGTCGCTCGCGCCCGACAGTGCCTTCATCTCGAAGCCGCCGCTCCCCGAGCGCAGGAATCCTTCGAACGCCGCGCTGCCGAGCGGACGTCCGCCCGCCAGCATCGGCCGCACCGGCGGCAGCTCCGCCTTCTCCACTGCCTCGAAGCTCGCCTCGAGCGCATCGGTCACCACATCGTCCATGTCCGTCTCCCGCCAACAAAAGGAAACCTCCCTCGCGCAGCGGGGAGGCGTTGCATTGCCCAGGCAATGGTGGAGGGGCGCCGCCACGCGCGACGACCCGGATCGCGACGGCGCCCGGCTAGGGCGTCGTCACGGCATGTACCCGCGCGAGCGGCTGCATCGGGCTCGCCACAAGGCTGATCTCGAGCAGTTCGAGCCCCTTGATCTCGCGGTGCGCGCCGCCGCCGGCCCGCGTCACGCGATACCCGAAGGAGAGCCCGGTCACCGCACCGCTGGCCACCGCCGCGGCGAGCTGCGGCTCTTCCACGCGCCCGATCACGCGCAGCCCGCGCCGGTCCGCCGCGAGGCGTTCGACGATGCCCACCGGCTTTCCGCCATGCTGCCAGAGCAGCGGCACGCCGCGGACCTGCCCGAACGCCCCGCGCCGCACGACGTCGCCGCCGCGATCGGGTACGTCGAACACGGCGGCATAGCCGGCGAAGCGCACGCTCATTTGAGCCAGCCCGGAAAGCCGAGCTTCACCGCCAGCCCGACCAGCAGCAGCGCCGCCGCCATTCTGCCGGCCCAGGAAAAGGCGGCCTTGAGCGCCGAACGCTTGGCATCGCGCCACGCGCCCAGCAATTCGCGCAGTTCGGCCATGTCCTTGGCCGCGCCGACATCCTCGAGCCCCAGCCGCGCCAATGCACGCTGGGCGCTCAGTTCGCCCGCTTCCTCGGCGATGGCCCGGAGCGTCGCCACATCGGCACCGTCCTCCTTCGCCTGCTCGATCAGCTGCGCAAGCAGCGCTTCGTTACGCATGTCACTCTCCCGATTGCCCGGCCGCCCGCTCCGGCCTAGGCAGCGATGATGCCCCGTTGGCTCTTTCCTTCGCTGGTCCTGCTGGTCGCCGCGCTCGCGGCGTTGCTCGTCTGGGCCTGGTCGACCGATGCCGTCCTGAAGGCAAAATGCGGCAATGCCGGCGGGACCTGGAACGCTGGCGCGCGCACGTGCGAGCTCGACGTTACGCCAGCCCGACCATAGCCCGCTTCTCCGCGTCGCTGAGGAAATCGGCGCCGCTCGCCTGCCGCCATAGCCGCTCGCGGTCCTCGGCCAGCGCCGGCACCCGATCGAGATCGACCGCGAGCGATGCGCCGTCGAACCAGCCGCCCAGCGCCTGCGAAAGCCCGGCGAGGATCATGTCCGCCACCGGCAGGATCGCGAGCCGCCACAGCGCACGATTGGCCTCGCGGTAATTGGCATAGGCCGTGTCGCCCGGCAGCCCGAGCAGCATCGGCGGCACGCCGAAGGCGAGCGCGATCTCGCGCGCCGCCGCCGCCTTCAGTCCCACGAAATCCATGTCGGCGGGCGTCATGCTCATCGCCTGCCATTTGAGCCCGCCCTCGAGCAGCATCGGCCGCCCGGCATTGGCCGTGCCGGCGAACCCCGCCTCGAGCTCGCCCTTCAGGCGCGCGAACTGATCGGGGCCCAGCACCCCGCCCTCGCCGACGTCATAGACCAGCGCGCCCGAAGGCCGCGCGGCATTGTCGAGCAGCGCCTTGTTCCAGCGCGTCGCGGCATTGTGGATCGCGATCGCCCCCGCCGCCGCGCCGAGGCAGCCGAGCCCATAATGATCGTCGACGGGGTTGAACGTCTTGATCTGGACGATCGCGGGGCGCCCCCCGGCATCCTCCGCCGTGAGCCGGCTGACATGCGCGCCCACCCGATAGCGATAGGCGGCGGGCCAGCCATTGGCGTCGGCCTCCACGGTCACTCGCTCGGGGCGGAGCGCGAACAGCTCGCGCACCGTGCCGGCGCTGTCGGTGAGGATCTGCACCCATGCATTGCCATGGAGCAGCAACTGCGCCGCAACCGTCTCGATCAGCGCCTGACCGCCCGAACGCGCCGTCGCCAGCGCCACCAGTCCGGGGTCGCTCGCCTTGAGCGGCGCCGATCCCACGCCTTCGCTCACCAGCTTGACCGCGCGTTGCGCCACCGGGTTGTGGCAATAGCCGTCGCGCACCTGCGCCTCGTAGCTGCGCGGCCATTCGCCGAGGCTGGTGATGTTGCCGCCGCGCGCCAGCGCCGGCCGCGCGCGATCGCTCGCCGCCGATTTGCGTCCGAACCACTTCATGCCTGTCTCCCGGAACCGGGCTGCGCGCGCGCAACCCTATGCGTCGACAGCCGCCCGCGCGCGCTGCCCGTAAGGGCGCACGCTGGAGCGGCCATCGTCCCATGAATCCCTCACGCTCGCGCGAGAGGGCAGCGGCACTATCGCCGCGTCGCGAACCAGATCACGTGGCGCGGCCCTTTGCCGTTGCTGCGCGCCTTCACGCCCACTTCCTCGACCGCGAAACCCGCGTCGCGCAGCCGCCGAGTGAAGCCGCTGTCCGGCGCCGCCGACCAGACCGCCAGCACGCCGCCGAGCCTGAGCGCGGCCTTCGCCGCCGCGAGCCCACGCGTCGAATAGAGCCCGTCATTGCCCGGCCGGGTCAGCCCGTCGGGCCCGTTGTCGACGTCGAGCAGGATCGCATCGTAGCGTCCCGGCCCGCGCGCGATCACCGCGCCGACATCGTCGATCACCAGTTCGACGCGCGGATCGTCGAGGCACCCCGCGGCAAGCTCGGCCATCGGGCCTCTCGCCCAGTCGATGATCTTCGGGACCAGTTCCGCAACGGTGGTTCGCGCATCCGCGCCCAGCCGCCGCAGCGCCGTGCGCAGCGTGAAGCCCATGCCATATCCGCCGATCAGCAAATGCGGCGCCGGCACGCGCAACCGGTCGATCGTCATGTCGGCCAGCGCCTCCTCCGATCCGCTCATCCGGCTGCTCATCAGCTCGTTGCGATCGAGCACGATCATGAAGTCGCGCCCGCGCCGGAACAGGCGCAGCGGATCGCCGCCGGGCACTTCGGCCGTATCGATCAATTCGCGCGGGACCATCTTCGCTCCTCGGTTTGCGCAGCCCGCCTACATCAACGTGATCCGCGCCGCACCCCGCTTGCCGAGCATCAGCTCGGTCATCGCCCAGACCAGCGCGTCGGCGCGATCGGGCGATCGCCCCGGTCCGTCATAACCGCCGCCTGCCTGCAGCCCGCACAATTCGTCTTCGAGCGCGGAAAAGGCGCCGACATGCCGTGCCTTGCCCGCCTCGTAGAGCAACGCCACAGGCTCGGCGCGCGCATCTTTCCCGCGCGAGGCATGGACCAGCGTCACCGGCAGGCCGCTGTCCGCGCCGCGCAGCACGCTGGCCACCATCTCGCCACCCTGATTCTTCTCGGCGACGACGCGCTCGGCGTGATGCCGCGCGGCGCAGGCCGCCACCGCCCGCGCCCAGCCTTCGGGCGACGCGCCCCGCACGCTGGCATCCTCGATCACATAGCCGCAACCGTCGCGCCCCAGGCCGACCGCAACGATCCCGCACGCATCGCCCGCAGCGCTCGCCGGCGGATCGACGCCGATCACCACGCGTAGCAGCTCGGGTGCCGCACTGGCACGCGCACGCTCCACCAACGCGCGAGTCCACAGCGCGCCCGGGACGTCGTCGAGCAACTCGCCATGGAGTTCCTGCCGCCCGAGCCGCGTTCCCGAATAGATCTGCATCGCCTCGAAAAACCCCTCGGCGAGGTTGGCCCGGTTGGCCATGGTCGATCCGCACGTCTTGATGACTTTCGGGTCTGCAACCAGCCGGCGCACCAGCGCGACCCCGCGTGGCGTGGTCGTGGCGACCACCTGCGCCTTGCCCGCACGGAGCGTCATCGTCAGATTGTCCCAAGTCTCCTCGCCATTGGTCCATTTGCCGATCTCGTCAGCCCAGGCGATATGGTGCTGCGGTCCGCGCAGCTTGTCGGGCTCGCTCGCCGCGAACACCTCCGCCTGTGCGCCCCCGGGCCAGGTCAGCCGCCCGATGGACGGCTCCCAGCGCGGCCGCCGCTGCCATCCGGCGATCGCCAGCAAGCCGCTCTCGCCTTCGATCATCACGCGCCGCACGTCGTCCTGCGTCGCGCCGACCAGCGCGATGCGGAGCTTCGGGCTGCGCTCGGCGGCCGCGCGCACCCATTCCGCGCCGATCCGGGTCTTGCCGAACCCGCGACCAGCCATAACCAGCCAGGTTCGCCAATCACCCGCCGGCGGCGCCTGTCCGGGGCGTTGCCACCACCGCCAGAGCCTCTCCAGCTGTTCGGCGTCGACTTCCGAAAGACCAGCCAGCCAGGCGCGCCATTGCGGGTCGAGCGCAGCGCGCTCGGCTGGCGAATATGCCGCAGCCAT